AGATACTTACAATTCTATGAGAGCAACAAAAACAATCGAGATTTGCCCATTAGAATTTATGAGGGGACGCACGTTCGATGACTCCTTTACAATTTTGGACGAGGCACAAAATGCTACTTACGAACAGATCATTATGTTTATTACGAGATTGGGGATGCACTCTACTGCGGTTATTAATGGAGACCCAGACCAAACAGACCTTAAAGGTCGAGATGCTGGTGCGTTTTACCAATTAATGGACGAACTAGAAGACTTAGAGGGTGTGGGTATTTGCGAGCTTGAGGCTTGCGATATTGTTAGAAATCCTATCATTGGCAGAATTATGGCAAGGACGGGTGGAAGAGGTTAGTGACGATAAATGGGTAGGCTTCTTGCGTTTTGTAGGAAGTCACCCCTATTCATCGGATTTAGACGGTCAATAAAAGGAGCGATCTTTGTGTTAAACTTCATTAGGTGGATCAAAAGGCTTTTTGCGAAAATAAAACCCTTAAATGACAAAGCTCTAGCCAGAATAGAGTTTGTTAAAAAACAGAAGGATTTGCGTAAAAGGCTTTCTAAATAATAAATTTGAATTAATTGTGTTAAACGCATGTCTTTGTTATATAATACAATAGCTACATTTGATTAGGTGACAACTCTTGTTGCCAAACTTTAAACTACGGAGTAAATATGCCACTTTATGATTTTGAATGTGAGCCTTGTGCTTTTTATACGGAGATAAGACAAGGTATTAACGACCCCTCAATATTAGAGTGTCCCCACTGCAACAAGCCCACACTTAAAAAGATTTTTATTACAGCACCGTATGTAGCTGTTAGAGGCGAACCAGAAACAGTAAAACATCTAGCTGAAAGAAACACCCAGAACATGGGGACTTATGAACTTCAAAGTAAGATGAAGGAAGACAAGATCGAGGAAAGAAACGCAAAAAGAGAAAAGGTCAAACTAAACAATAAAATAAATAGCATGACACCTCAAGAAAAAATAAAGTGGATTGAAAATGGATAGTAAAACTAATTGCAGGAATCACCCCCATCACGCTACTATAACTTTCAAGGTAGATATAAGAAAAATAAATGAAGATGGAACTTTAGACTATATGCCTATGGGCAATAAATTACTTAGAAAGTACGGGATGTCGGAAAAAGCTCAGTTATTGATTAGCGGAATTGATGAAGCTGACTGCATAAACAAAGTAAAAGAAAGGCTAGATAGATTAAATGGATAAAAACACTTTTGATGGTCACGAATATCAAAAACAAAACAAGCAGATGTACGCTCACTATATTGAGCTTGACGGCAAAAATAAATCTGCTTCTTGGGATGTTGTCTTTTCAATAAATGACCACTCAATGAAGTCAATATTAAAAAAGACTTCAAAGTCAACTTTCGCTATTAGCTCTTGGTTAAAGGATGACGAGGGCAATAAAGGTAGCGAAAAATACTGGGTTCTTTTTGGGACTTCCGGCTTGGTAGACCCTTTTAATATGAGTCCCAGTGCAAGAGACCAAAGGTTAAAAACTTTAAAATTTAGAAAGGTTGATGAAAGCACTTTCAATAATTTCTCTAAATACCTTGAAACCAAAAATACTTTATATTTTACTAAAGCAAGAAGAACAGCAATGGAGTCAGTATGAAAAACAAGAAACTTAAAAAAATTAAAAAAGGGCCACTGTCTAATTCTGAAAAGTCAGATATCTTAAATTGCATGAGCAAAGAAGAAGATATTTCGGCTATCGCAACACGGCTAAATCGTTCACCAGACATCATTAAAAAGTTTGTTGACGCGAACTCTGTAGCCAAAGATAAGTTTATCGTGACCGAAACAGATGAAGCAGATACAGCAGAACCCCAACAAGAAACTCCTAGTAGAACTAGAACTTCTGAGTTATTTGCTAGAAACGAAAAATACGGAGTGACTGTAATGACCGCACAGGCATCTGAGGCGGGTGACGATAGCAGAAAACAAAGAGTTAAAGCAGCTAGTACTCATAGGTATAGCGACTGCACAACTACTATTAGAAAGGCTGACAATGATTGAGCCGTTAAGTGCTCCTGATCCACACTTTAAGGATTATGTAAACAATAAGGTTAACATGTCTTGGAAGGTTACACTTACAGAAAGTGAAGACCCTGAAGTTTTCAAAGTTGTTTACGGAGACTATGAAAGACCCGACGCGATGAATCCTTGGCTTAGATTAAAAGAATACTGTAAAAAACACAATGTTCTTCCTGCCAAAATTCAATTGCAAATGCTTGGTGCTCAAGAAAAAGTTTTTTTCGAGGATGAAAATGGCTTAGATGGCGTTTGTGTTATGAGAGGTGCAGCTAAAGACCAGCTAATGGACGGATCAACTTCCACCCTTTATCAGTCATTAACAGTACTTCTACTAAAGGAAGACTGTTCAGGTATAAAGGTTTCAAAGTATCTTTGGCCTCACAACAGTTTTGAGACGGGTGAATCTGAAAGAGATTTGTCTGTGGACAATTTAAAGGACATGATTTTTGCTAACGGATCAGAAAAGTTAAAAAATGAAGAATTATCAAAGTATATCAACGGGAGAGCCTTGTAATGCCGCACAATTTGTAGCGGAGATAGTTTGTATCAGGAAACGCGAAAGAGAGAATAAAGGTAGTCTAGAATATAAATTCTGGAGTAAATCACACCAAGATCAATACCAAACTCAGATCAAAGTAGCGTGGAAGCTGATAAAAAAATTCAACGAACAGGCACTCGTTAGATATATAAATAGCCCCAAAGGTAAAAATATTTACTCTTTGGGGTTTCTTCATAAAAGCGGGAAGTATGTACTGCCTCTTTATTTTGTGCAAGATGGAGTCTCTGAGTGCTATGATGTACTACAGAAAGAGGCTTTGGAAGAAAAGCCGGAAGTTGAATTTCACGACAACAAGGAATTCAAACCCAGAAAAGGCAGTTACAAAAAGAATAGATTTTCAAAGATAAGGGAAATAGATGACAACGAAAGCAAAGAGTAAAAAAGTTCCAGACTACCTCAAGGACACCGTAAAGAAGTACGGGGAGATAATCAAGAAGGGCAACAAAGTCCTTGAAGAAAAGGGGGACTACGGAGTTATTTCAATTAGCCCCGCTCTAGATGTTGGGCTAGGCGGTGGAGTAAGGGAGGGCTGTTGGCTAACTTTGACAGGAGACCCTAAATCCGGCAAGACTACAACCGCAATGCAAATAGCGGCTAACTGTATAGAAGAAGGTAGAAAAGTTATCTACATTGACGCTGAAGGTAGGTTGAAAGATTTAAATTTTCAAGTCGCAGGACTAGACCCTTCAGACATGGACATTATAGCTCCCGTAGACAAGCCCCTGTCTGCTGAATTACTGCTTGAAACAGCTTATAAAATGCTTTGCGACCCAGAGTATCATGGGGCTATATTGATCATAGATTCTATATCTTCATTGATTTCAGAAAAAGAACTAGATGGTGATTTTTCTCCAAGAAGAGCAGGTCTACCTAAAATACTTTCTGTTTTCACAAAAAAGGTTGGTCAATTACTTCCTAGCCAAAGAGGTTTAATTATTGCGATTACTCACTACATATCTAACACTTCAGGTTTTGGAAAGTCTAAAATGTCAGACGGTGGAGTCAAGATTCAATACCAAGCTGACACAAGGCTGGAGATTGCACATGGCGGCGAAGGTAACCCTGCTGTAAAAGCCGTAGTGGATGATAATGGGAATCAAGTGGGTCAAAAAATTAATTGGCGTGTAGTTTGCTCTTCTATGGGGCCGCCGGGAGGAAATATTCAAAGCCATATTCGTTACGGTCACGGTATTGATAAGACTCAGGAAGTTCTCGATCTGTGTCTAGACTTGGGGTTGATTGAACAAAGAGGTGCTTGGTTTAACTGCTTGTTTATGGCAGATATGAAAAAAGTTGCTAAAGAGATAAAGCCAGAAGTAGACCTTGATAACGCTGAAGAGTTTGAAAAAAGTTTTAAATATCAAGGAATGAGAAACTTAAGGATTCTATTTGATGAAAACCCAAAGCTAGTTAAAAGTTTAGAAAAGCTAATTAAAGAGAGTTTACTTTAATGAAAGTGCTTGGACTTGACGATAAGTACTATAACTGGAATCCAAAGTCAAACAAGGGCAAGCGATCAAAACTTCACAATAAGGTTAGAAAATTCCTTGACAGTTGTTTTCCGCATGATAGAATACTGGAAGAAGTAACTCTGGCCGGTACTAAAAAGCCCTCGTCCTTCGGGGGTCTTCTTCGTGCTGATTTTTGGTTGCCACTAAGGTCTATAATAGTTGAAGCTAATGGAGAGCAGCACTTTAAGTTTAACTCTTTTCACTTTAAAAGAAAGTTAGATTTTTTTCGTGCTCAAGCCAGAGACAGAGACAAGGCGTATTGGTGCGAGATAAACGATATAAAGTTAGTTAATTTAAACTTTAACGAAACCGAAGAAGAGTGGAGAGAAAAAATATGAGTAGAGGAGAAGAAATTTTATCAGAATTTTTAGAGAATATTGATAGGTACACTAAATCACTTCACTTGAGCGAGGTAAAAGAAAACCAAAATATTTCAGACTTGTTAAATTTCCAATTTTCTGACTTTGAAAAGCTGACAGCTATGGAGTGCAGTTCTGCCGCCTATCAGCTTTATGCTTACGCTGAGTATATTGAGACTGAAAAAGCCAAACAAAAAAACATTTTAGACTGGGCAGAGTCGTCTATTTGGTTTATAATTAGTGGAACCTTAGATCAGTATGGGGACAAGTTCACCAAGTGGCAAGTTAAATACTATCCTGCCATAAAAGAAAATCCTTTAGCTAGTGAGATACTAAAAATAAAAAACTATGCTGAATCAAAGGTTAAAATACTAGAAGGAAAATGTGAAAGAGTAATGAAAATGGCAGACGTTTTGAATAACTTATCGAGGAAAAAATACTAATGAATAATAAGGACAGAAACGTAATAGAGTCTTTGACGAGTGTTATGATGGACATTAAAAAAGCTATCGAGTTAACAGATCAAAAAATTGATAAACTAAATCACGCCATAGAATCGCTCAATGCCACCGAAGCTGTTGTTGCGAGCGGGGCGGTACTTGACTCACCTAAAAAACCTAACATTGATTACAATGATTGGGGAAACCTTAAAGAAGAAGATGAGCCAGTTGAAGAAGTTCACAAGATGATCAAGAGCAATAAATTTGTTGATGACGGCAGTCTATTCCAAGAAGAAGAGGACAAAACACCATCCGTGAGGCCGTCCCCAAGAAAGCGTCAAGACTGGGAGTCAAACTTGATTGAAGTGACTTGCGAAAAGTGCAAAAAGACAGAAAAGGTAAATAAGATACACGCAACAGGATCAATCTACACTTGCCGGAGGTGTTCAAGAAGATGATAAAAGATTTAGCAGCAGAAAGAGCAGTCTTGTCTGCGTTGGTACAATTTGGCTTAGATGTTTACATGGACTTAGATTTTCTGACTGCCGACTGTTTTGTTGATAGTCAAAATCAGTTTTTGTTTGACTGTATATCTAGTATACTTTCAGAAGGTAGAGAGGTTGAGGTTTCGTCGATTTTGTCTGAAGCCAACAATCTTGGTAACGCAATAGATAAAAACGAAATGGCATTTATTAGGTCGTTAATTAATTTTCCGATCTCAAAAAGCAATGTATCGTCTCACGCTGCTAAACTTGCTAAACTCGCAACGATTAGGACTTTAGATTCCACCTTGACTCTTTGTAAGGGGGATTTAAAAAAGTTAAATGGTTCAGAAGACCTAGCTGATATTATATCTAAGGTAGAGGAGCCAATCCTAGATGTGACAGGAGAGGCTTTTTCTGGAACCTCAAACCAAACAGAGGTTCTTGGTGCGGATGTTTTTGATTATATAGAGTATCTTTCTGAAAACGTAAGAGAGACTCTGGGAGTACCAACAGGATTTCCTGAATGGGACAACGCTATTGGTGGAGGTCTTAGAAAGGGCTGTGTTGATCTAATTGGAGCTAGACCAAAAACTGGAAAGTCTATGCTTGGTGATTCTGTGGGTATCAATATTGCAAGACAGGGCGTTCCCGTTTTAATGCTAGACACCGAGATGTCCAAGGAAGATCATTACAATAGAATATTGGCTAGCCTGTCAAACGTAAAAACCAAAGAAATAGAAACTGGACTGTTTGCAAAAACACCTTCTAAGTCACACGCTGTGGGAGAGGCCGCGAAGGAGTTACATGAATTGCCTTATCACTATCTTAGTATTGCTGGTCAGTCGTTCGACTCAATATTATCTCAAATGAGAAAGTGGATTTATCAGCATGTTGGGTTTGACGAAGATGGGAAAACTAAAGACTGCGTTATTATCTACGACTACCTAAAATTGATGGACGGTGACAGTATTTCTTCTTCCATGCAAGAGTATCAAGTTCTTGGGTTTCAGATTACTAAGCTGCATAACTTTATGGTTAAGTACTCGTGCCCATGTTTGGCCTTTGTGCAGTTGAACAGGGACGGAGTAACAAAAGAGTCGTCTGACGTTATCAGTGGCTCCGACAGACTTGTTTGGCTTTGTACTAGCTTGAGCTTGTTTAAATTAAAGTCCCCTGAAGAATTAGCCGAAGATAATCAGGTTGATGGAGATCAAGGGAATACAAAGCTAGTACCCCTACATGCTAGGCATGGCGGGCTTATGGATCAAGGTGATTATGTTAGTTTAAAGGTTGATGGTGAGTATGGTAGAGTTGTACAGAAGATGACAAGAAATCAAATTTACTATAAGGGCAAAGAAGATCAGGAAGGTTTCAAATCAAATGAAGAGTCTAACACAGAAACAAATTTCTAAAATTTGCGAAGAATTATTAGAGCGACTGCCTGAGTTTTTGACGCACATGGATGTTGATTTTATTGAGTATCCCAATAGAATCGCCTTTCCCTGCCCAGTTCACGGTGGTGACAATCCAGAGGGTTGTTGTATATTTACAGATGGAAATTCAGCTAAGGGAAACTGGCATTGTTGGACTAGGCACTGCGAAGAAGAATATTCAGGTTCTTTGGTGGGGCTTGTTCGTGGATGGATGGAGAGAAACGGATGCGAAGAAAATTCGTTCCATAAGGCTCTTAAATTTTGTTGCGATTTTCTAAAAATGGATGTGGAAAAAGTAGAAGAATCTAACTATGACAAGGGTAGAGTTAATCAAGTGTTTAAAATATTTAATGATGAAAACTCAACTGATCCACCTCCTGCTATATCTAGAGAATCAATTAGGCAAAAACTTGACATTCCGTCTATGTACTACCTAAACAATAAAGATGAACGCAAAAGGTTTTCGGCTGAAGCGTTAGACGCTTTTGATATTGGTGACTGCAAAGACTCTAAACAGTCAATGTTTGGACGTATAGTAGTTCCAATATACGATGAACATTGTAATTACTCTGGGTGTGTTGGTAGAACTAAAAGTGAAGTTTCAAAATCAAACCCAAAATGGAGAAATAGTAAAGGCTTTTCTAAGTCTGCTAATCTATACGGTTTTAATATTGCATCAGAACACATACTGAGTTCTGGAACGGTTATATTGGTTGAGGGGCAGTCGGACGTTTGGAGGCTTTACGAGTCTGGGCTTCCTATGTCTGTAGGAATTTTTGGAAGCTCTTTGTCAGACAAGCAGCTAATAGTACTAGAAAAATCAGGAGCTTTCAATGTTGTGGTATTAACTGACTACGATGAGGCTGGCGACACAGCTTACAAAGATATAGTAAATAAATGCGGAAGAAGATTTAATTATATTAGGCCAAATTTAAAAGATTGGTTTAAGTCTACAGGTCTACCTCAGAGCGAGTGGGATGTAGGCAGTATGACAGTTCAAGAAATTAAAAGTGAAATTTATCCATTATTAAAAGGAATAATCAATGACGAACATTATAGCGTTTGCGGGTAAAAAACAGTCTGGTAAAAGCACATGTGCAAACTTCCTGCACGGATACCAGATGAGAGCACAAGGAATCATTAGCGATTTTGGATTGAGCAAAGAAGGAAAACTACTTGTTCAAACAGAGGACATGAAAAGCGAAAAAGAAATAGAGCAAAAACTTGCCCTGATCGACGTTAATCGAAAGGACTACGAATTTGCGGAATGGGCAGCTTATAGCATGTGGCCTTTTATCAAAAATTATTCTTTTGCTGAACCTCTAAAGCAATTGGTTCTTAATCTTTTTAACGTACCCGAAGAGTGCTTGTACGGGACTGGCGAACAGAAAAAACAAAAGCAAGAACATTTGCGGTGGGAGAACATGCCAAAATCAAAAACTAAATTCGGCAAGAAAAAGGGGTCAATGACCGCTCGCGAGTTTTTACAGTTTTTGGGCACA